ATTCCAGAAGTTTCTACTATTGTATCTACTGCTGTTATTGGCTTGGTTGCTGCCAGTACTCCATTATTACTTAATGCGGTCAAACCACTTGTAAAACAAATCGTTAAAAAACTGACAAAGAAAAAAGATAAGGTATAATAAAAGTTAGTAAAAGGACTTGACCCCTTGAGAGGTTCTAGACGCTCTCTTTATCCCATAAAAATTGCTCAAGAAGCAAATATTCACTAGGCAAGGCAGTTCAAGTTTAAAATACGACCTTTTACTTTATAAGTATTGGAAGTTCTAACCAAAGCTAACACTCCCTAGTTAGAAAGAGCCAGTACTTATTTTTTTGTCTTGATTTCGTGTGTATGTGGTATAACTTGATTTGGTGGTATTGCTACTTCTATTCCTTCACAAATACTTGCATACTTACCCACGAAAGTTACACCTAGGTTTGCTTGCTCACCACATAGTTTTAAACGAAACATGGCAGTTTCTAACAGGGTTTTCTGATATAACAATTCTTGATTTTTAATATTTACCTCTGTAGCTTTCAAACATAGTTCTGGTGCTTTTCCTAAAGGAACAGTTATTTGTGCAGATATTCCATAATTTAAATTAAAATTTTCTTTTTCAAATCTTGGTGTTTCTTGTACATATTTGATCTCGCCAGTATCTTCATCATAAATATTTTGTCTTGTCACAGTTTCTTTAGGAGTGTTAAAAGACCACGCATCTGTAACGTAAGGAGTAATTGTTAGACTTGGAGAGCTACATATTATACCCTGAGACATTCTAAAAACTGGTGTAGATTGTGGGGCTATCATGGTTGCATTATTGTTGACAGTTCCTTGTGCATTACTGCTTGGAGATGCCACTGTTGTATTAGCTAAAACTTTTGTAGGGCAGAGAATAAGAGCTATTGCCCAAATGTAGTTTCTACAGTTGTTGTTGTTGTTGTGTTTATGGTGCGGTTTATTGTTGTTATTGTGTCGATTCCACTGCCAATCACTGACTCTACAAGAGAAAAGGGCTGTCCAGAATTTACTATTTTCCATCTTGGCACACCTTCCAGATTAGGACTTGTGTATGAAAAGCTAATACCATTTACTGTTTGTGTAGATTCTGCTGTGGGGATTGAATTGATATATCCATTAATGTCATTACTTTCAATATTATGCCCTGAAACACTCACTGAATAGCCTGTGCGGTATTGATAGCTGGTGATATTTTCTGTCACTACACTTTGGGAAGTGGAATTTGTGCTTGAACTTCCTGTCCGAAACGTTGGTATGACTGGGTTTGCAAGGATTTTCGTAGGAAGTAGTATTAAAAGTAGCAGCCAAGATTTAATCAATTGTTATTGTCACTGTCGTTTGTCCTATACAGCTTGATCCAGATCCAAATGCACCGCTACAAGTATGGACACCTGAAGAAAGACTTGTCATTGCTCCACTACCAAGAGTTCCACCAGATCCCACTGTTGTCAAACCACCTAAATGAGGAAGACTTGCAATACCACTAGAGGGTGTAATTGCTGAAGGAGTAGTATCACCCATTGTTACCGATTCCGTTTTTGAGAACGCTGAACCACTGGTAGTAACACTTGTATCAGTTTGAATCATAGCTGGTACACCATCAGTCAAACTTCCAATATTTAATCCACCAATTTGGCCTGATGTTGTTGATCCGCCAGATGTAACTGAGGGGGTAATATTATTTCCACTTAATGAATAAGTTGTTCCAACTTTTTGCGTGGAGCTATAAGGAGCTTCTACAATAATTTGAGCAGAAGTTTTAAAAGTTTGTGTAATGTCAGCAAAAGTGGCTGAAGGGAGCATAAAACAAGCAATAAGTAGCAGTTTTTTCATTTAATACCCACATTATTGTTCTTATTATCCACTATAACGTCTTTTTTGTTGTTA